CTTTATCCCCGCATCACTGAAAGATAACCCTTACTTACTTGAGGGTGGACAATACGAAGCTAACCTTTTGTCCCTTCCAGAGATGCAAAGACGACAGTTGCTTGAAGGGGATTGGAATATTGCGGATGGGGCGGCGTTCCCAGAGTTTAAACAAAGCGTTCATGTTGTTGAACCTTTTGATATTCCACCTGATTGGCGACGTTTTCGCTCATGCGACTATGGGTATAGCAGTTATTCTGCTGTTCATTGGTTCGCAATAGACCCAAGCTACGAAACTTTATACGTTTATAGGGAACTTTATGTCTCGAAACATACAGGTAAAGACCTTGCAAGGGCTGTTATGGATGCTGAACAAGGCGAAAAAATACAATATGGCATTCTGGACAGTAGTTGTTGGCATAATCGAGGCCAAATTGGACCGTCTATCGCAGAAGAAATGATTTCTATGGGCTGTCGCTGGAGGCCCAGTGATCGATCTGCAGGTGCAAGGGTGGCAGGAAAAAACCAACTGCACGAAAGACTAAAGGTTAATGAAGAAACTGAACTGGCGGGTATAGTTTTCTTTAACACATGTCGGCAAATTATAGCAGATTTACCCGTCATACCGTCTGATCCTAAAGGTTCTGATGATATTGACCCCAGATACGCCTCAGATCACGCCTACGATAGCGTTAGATACGGCGTAATGAGCCGCCCAAGGGCTGCTTCTCCCTTTGATTGGGGACAGGGCGTACCCCAACAACAGTGGAAACCCTCAGATGCAACATTTGGATACTAAAACATGGCATTAATGGACAAACCAACGGGTTTAGACCCAGAAGAAGCTACAGAAAACGAGAATGTTGTTGCTTTAGAAGAGGGTAACGACGTTGAAACGGAAAATACATCACTAAGTGGCCTCGCTTCTTACGTGGAAAGCCAGTTTACCCGCTCAAAAGACACTCGACTGTACGATGAAGAGCGTTGGCTGATGGCCTACCGCAATTATCGTGGCATTTACGGCTCTGATGTCCAATTTACCGACTCTGAGAAGTCTAAAGCTTTCGTTAAGATCACAAAGACTAAGGTTTTAGCCTCATATGCGCAGCTAGTGGACGTATTGTTTGCAGGATCGAAGTTTCCTGTTGGTATTGAGGCCCGTCGCTATCCAAATAACGTAGCAGATGCGATTAACTTTAGCGCAGACGCTCTTACAGATGAAAAAGTACAAGAAGTTGCACAAGTAGACTACAAAGTCCCCCGTGCCGTTGTACGTCCTGACCTTGAAAAAGAACTTGGGATATATCTAGACAGTCTAAAGCCTGTTGAAGAGGAATTAGAGGTTGGTGCAGGCACTCTGCCTAACTCAGCCACATGGGAACCTGCAAAACGTGCAGCGCAACTCATGGAAAAGAAGATGCACGATCAGTTAGAGGAAACTAACGCATCTAAGCATCTACGGTCTGTGGCATTTGAAACAGCTTTGTTTGGTACTGGTATTATCAAAGGGCCATTTGCCTACGATAAAGAATATCCACGTTGGGATGAAGAAGGTAACTACGATCCTATCTATGAAACGATCCCAAAGGTGGAATATGTTTCTATTTGGGATTTCTACCCTGATCCAGACGCACGTAACATGTCTGAAGCTGAGTATACCGTTCAGCGTCACAGATTAAACCGTACACAGATGCGTGGGCTTAAAAAGCGTCCACATTTCCGTGAAGAAAGCATTGAACTAGCGATTGATTACGGCCCTCAGTACCAACGTGAGTATTGGGAAGATACACTAGAAGATAACAGCAACTCTACTGCGATTGACCGCTATGAGGTGCTTGAATATTGGGGTATCTTGGATGCAGAACTGGCTGAAGAAGCTGATCTAGATATTCCAAAAGAATTACAGGATCGTGATGAAATTCAGGTTAATGTCTGGATATGTAACGGACAAATCCTGCGTCTGGTACTAAACCCATTCACTCCTAGCCGTATTCCTTACTCAGCCGTACCATATGAACTAAACCCCTACGGTTTCTTCGGTATTGGCGTTGCAGAGAATATGGAAGACACGCAGTTGCTGATGAACGGCTTCATGCGAATGGCAGTGGACAATGGTGCGCTATCAGGCAACCTGCTTATTGAGATTGATGAAACAAACTTAGTCCCAGGCCAAGACCTATCAGTATACCCAGGGAAGGTATTCCGTAGACAGGCAGGCGCACCAGGACAAGCTATCTTCGGTACTAAGTTTCCGAATGTTTCTAATGAATTGTTAATGATGTTCGACAAGGCACGTCAGCTATCTGACGAGTCTACAGGTATTCCATCTTATAGCCACGGTTCCACGGGCATTATGGGGGTAGGCCGTACCGCTTCTGGTATGTCCATGCTTATGGGTGCAGCCGCACAGAACATTAAGGCTGTAGTGCGTAACATCGATGACTACCTTCTGGCCCCATTGGGTAAAGCACTCTTTGCTTTCAACATGCAGTTTAACTTCGACAAAGAATTCACCAACGGTGATCTGGAAGTTAAGGCCCGTGGTACGGAAAGCTTAATGCGTAACGAGATACGTTCACAACGCCTGCTACAGTTCATGCAGATGACATCGAACCAACAGATGGCACCATTTGTTAAGTATGACTACGTGCTACGTGAACTAGCGGCCTCTATGGACCTAGACGAAGATAAAATCCTGAATGATCAGCGTGAAGCAATCATGCAGGCTAAGATGATGGCAGACATCCAAGCTATGATGCCACAACAGCCTCAACAGGCACAGCCTGCACCAGAAGGTGGCGCACCTAACCCACAAGACCCTACAGGCAATGGTGGCGGTAATATAGCCCCAGGGAATGCACCAGAACCTAACGCTGCAGGCTTCACTGGTGGTGGCGGTGGAGACAATGGTGGGCAGCAACCTCAACAACCCCCTAATCAGCCACCAGTACAATAATGGATAAGCAGTTTTTTCGTAGTCTGCTTCTTCTGGTTAACGACAAAGACCAGATGGAACGCCTAGACCAGTACGCACAATATCGTATCGAACAGCACCGTGACAATCTTGAGAAAGAGAAAGATCGGGATCGTATCCTAGAGATACAGGGCGCAATCAAAGAACTTCGTAGATTTAGTACATTGCGTGATGAAGCAATTAAGGGAGCCGAATAGTGGCAAGTATTCGCAAAGTTGAGGGCGTTAAAACCCGTAATGGCAAGCCTATTTGGGTTGATGGACTTAACTATGGCGATGAGTATTCAGAAAAGACTGAAAGCTTTACCTACGGGGATGGGTATCTTGTATCACCCACAATAAATCCTGAAACAGGTGATCGTTACGACATTCCTTCTTTGATGGATTATTACAAAGAAAACGGCCCGTATGATCCTTATACAGGTGAAAAGTTACCTGTTTTTCAGGAAATGGATACTGCAGAAGAGTATTCTAAGTGGCGGTCAGAAAACATACTTAATTTCGATCTTACTGATCAGGAATTCTACACAGGCGAAAGCGGTGAATACTTTAAGCAAGATGGTTCTGACACCACTTGGGCAGATCGTAAGCAAGACGCTATCGATTATGCGGCAGGCGCACGGGACAGTGTGTACGGATTTTTAGGAATACCCCTAGACGATGAAGAAGAAGCAGGCATGGCTCTTGGGGGGTTAGCTGTAGCCCGTAAGGGTATTGCAACAGAGGAAGGCGAGGAAATGGCTAACAAAAAGTTTCAGCGTGACGACAAGAAAGCTGACCTAGATGGCAACGGCGAACTAAGCGGCTACGAGAAAGCCCGTGGGGATGCCATTCAACAGGCGATGGCTGACGATCCAGAAGCTGAAGAGAAGATCGGCATGTACCACGGTGGTATGCCTTGTGGTTGCGACGAAGGTCTTATGACTGATCCTGTATCAGGTAACGAAATACCTATCGGATCAAGCGCAGAGAATGTGCGTGACGATATTGAGATTATGATTTCTGAAGGTGAATACGTTCTGCCTGCAGATGTCGTTAAGTGGCACGGCTTGAGACATATCATGGATATGGAAGCTGAAGCAAAGATGGGCCTTATGGGCATGTATGCTCAAGGTCTGATCCAATACGTGGACGAAGAAGGAAGCGTAGAGGAAGAGGTGGAAGAGGCTGAAGAAGTTACCGAAACCCCAGAAGGCAATGAGGTCGAGGTAGCATCTGTAGAGGTGACTGAAGAAGAACCCGAAGTCAATGAAACTGAAGAATATCAGGAAAGTGAATACGGCACGAAGACTTCGCTGTATGGGATGATGAAACCTAAAAAGGTAGCGTTCATCTCGTAAACTTATTGGGCTACCCGTATTCGGCCCCCAAGGAAAAATCATGGCAAGATATAAACGTGCAGAAGAGGCAGACGATAGTCTGTCTTACAGTCAAGAACTGGAAAAAACACAACAAGTAG